GCAGCTGCGTTGGCGGGTGGTCGACGAGGCTGCCGTGCCGGTGGAGGCGCCGCCGGTGGACGGCCGGAAGGCGCGGCTGCGGGTGGTCGACGCCCAGGCCGGCTAGTGGGCTGGCGGGGCCCGGAGTTCGACGGCGACTTCCCGTCGTTGGGCTGGGGGCTGCTCGACTGGTTCGAGGCGTTCCTGCGGGTGCCGAACGGCCCGCGGTGGGGTGAGCCGCTGCGTCTGACGGACGAGCAGGCCCGGTTCGTGGTGCGCTTCTACGCGTTGGGGTTGCATGGCGGCCGGGTGTACCGGCGTGGGGCTCTGCGCCGGGCGAAGGGCTGGGGCAAGAGCCCGCTGCTGGCGGCGATGGCGATCGGTGAGCTGGCGGGGCCGGTGGTGTTCGACGGGTGGGATGCTGCCGGCGAGCCGGTGGGTCGGCCGCAGCCGACGCCGTGGGTGCAGATCGCAGCGGTGTCCGAGGATCAGGCGGGCAACACCTACTCGCACGCCTACGAGATGCTGCGGGAGGGCCGGGCGGCCGACGAGCTCGGCATCGACCTGGGGTTGACGAGGGTGTTCCTGCGGGGCCGGCCGGGGCGGATCGAGGCGGTGACGTCGTCGGCTGGGAGCCGTGAGGGTCAGCCGGTGACGTTCGCCGTGTTGGACGAGACGCATCTGTGGCTGCGGGAGAACGGCGGGCACAGGCTGGCGGCGACGATCCGGCGGAACGCGGCGAAGCTGAACGGCGGGACGGTCGAGTCGACGAACGCCCATCGGGTGGGGCAAGGGTCGGTGTCGGAGGCGACGTTGGAGGCCGCCGACCGTGGGGTGAAGGGTCTGCTGTACGACGCGGTGGAGGCGCCGCCGGTGGCCGACATGGCGGACCGGGCCGAGCTGCGGGCGGCTCTGGCGGTCGCTTACGGCGACTCGGTGTGGGTCGACTTGGACAGGCTGGTCGACGAGGTGCAGGACCCGGCGACGTCGACTGTGGACGCCCGCCGCTTCTACCTGAACCAGTTGACGTCGGACGACGATTCGTGGGTCGATCCGGTGTCGTGGCAGGCGTGCGGGTCGAACGCCCGCCTGGCGGACGGCGACGTGGTGACGCTCGGCTTCGACGGGTCGGTGTCGGAGGACTGGACGGGTCTGGTGGCCTGCCGGGTGCCGGACGGCCTGTTGGAGCCGCTGGGGGTGTGGCGCCGCCCGCCGGGACGCGACGAGTGGACGGTCCCACGCGGCGAGGTCGACGCGGTGGTGGCGGCGGCGATGGAACGGTTCACGGTCCGCCAGATGGTCGCCGACCCGTCGCACTGGCGGACCGAGCTGGAACGCTGGTCGGCCGAGTGGGACGTGGTCGTGGCGTTCGAGCCGTGGCGCACCCGGCAGATGGCGCAGGCGTTGGACAGGTTCCACACGGCGGTCGTGACCGGCCAGCTGCGCCACACGGGCCACGCCGACCTCACGGCGCACGTGTTGCACGCGGTGCGCCGGGACAGCCGGGGCGGCGTGCAGATCGACAAGCCGTCGCCCGGCCAGAAGATCGACTTGGCGGTCGCTGCGGTGCTGGCGTACGAGGCCAGGTCGTGGGCGTTGCGGGAGCCCGAGGTGGAGCCGGCCGCTCCGGCGTTCATCACGCTCGACGACCTGTAGGGAGTGCCGTGGGACGGGAGATGGTTGCCATGCTGCTCGAGGTCGCCGGTGCTGTCCTGCTGGTCGTGGCTGCGGCCATGCTGTCGCCGACGTTGGCGGTGGCGGCGGCCGGGCTGCTGGCCGTCCTGTTCGGCGTTGCCGTGGAGCGCGGCTGATGCGCGGTCTGGCTGGCCTGTTCGGCCGTGAGGAGCGGCTGGTCCGCGACCCGGGCTGGGACGCGTGGGGCCGCGGCGACGACTTCACGACGTCGGGCAACACGTCGGCCGGCAAGACGGTGACGAACACGACGGCGCTGGGAGCGTCGGTCGTGTTCGGCTGCACGACGCTCATCTCCGACTACATCTCGACGCTGCCGTTGGACGTGCTGCGGGGTGTGGGCGAGCCGGTGCGTTCGCCGCCCGCATGGGTGGAGCAGCCGTCCCTCGAGGTGGACCGGGTGACGTTCGTCGGGCAGCTGCTCGTATCGCTGCTGCTGGTCGGCAACGGGTTCGTCGCTGTGGTGCGTAACGACGGCGGCATGGTGTCCGAGCTGTGGGCGTTGCATCCGGATCGGGTGCGGGTGACCCGCAACGGTCAGACCGGCCGGCTGGACTACACGATCGACGGCCGGCCGTTCCCTGGGCAGGTGGGCCGCGATCTGCTGCACCTGCGGGCGCTCACCTGGCCCGAGTCGCCGATGGGCCTGTCGCCGGTTGAGTATCACCGGCAGGCGGTCGGCGCCGCTCTGGCGTCCACCGAGTTCGCCGGGAAGTTCTGGTCGCAGGGCAGCATGCCGGCCGGGGTGATCGAGTTCCCGGGGCAGGTGACACCGGAGCAGGCGAAGGAGATCAAGGACGCTTGGGTGCGGTGGAACGGCGGGAGCAGCCGGGCGCATCTGCCCGGTGTGCTCGGCGGCGGCGCCGCGTGGAAGGCGGTGAGCATCAGCCCGGAGCAGGCGCAGTTCTTGGAGTCCCGCCGGTTCACCGACGCGCAGATCGCCGCCCAGTGGTTCCGGGTCGACCCGACGCTGATCGGTGTCGGCGTCGAAGGCCAGAGCCTCACCTACCAGAACGTCGAGTCGCGCAACACCCACTTGGTGCGCCACACGCTGCTCCCGTGGATCGTCCGCCTGGAGCGCATGTTCACGATGCTGCTGCCCCGCCCGCAGTACGCCAAGTTCAACGTCGCCGGCCTGCTGCGAGCCGACCTGGCGACCCGCTACAGCACGTATGCGACTGGCATCGAATCCGGGTTCCTGACGGCCGACGAGGCGCGTGCGTACGAGGACCTGCCCCCCCTGCCAGCCACCATCACGCTCGACGTCCTCGACGTCGAGGACGACATCGAGGAGCAGACACCATGACCGATTCCGGCCGTCGCGGCCACTATCAGTTGGACGAGTTCTACACGGCGACCGACGCCGTGTGGGAGGTGCAGGTCGCCGGGGACACCTTCCCCCGCTTGCAGGTGCTCGCCAACGGCAACGTCCTGCAGGGCACCGGCGCGGCGGCGCTGGGCACGGCGTTCGCGCCGCTGGCCCCGTCGATCACCGCGTTGGGCACGTCGGCGACGCTGACCGCTTCGGCGGCCGGCGGGATCGTCACGACCAACCCGACGACCGCCAGCGCCGACATCGTCGTCACGATCCCGGCGAACGCGACGGTCCCGTGGCCGGTCGGCACTCGGATCACGGTCATCAGCCTGGGCACGTCGGCCTGCTCGATCGCCGGCGCGGCCGGCGCCCCGGGCACGGCGACGATCTCCACGGCGTCCGCCGGTCTGGTGTTCACCGCCCGCTACGGCCGGGCGGAGCTCATCAAGACGGCGACGAACACGTGGATCGCGGCCAGCGCCCATCTCGGCACCGGCCTGGCCTGACAGACCCTTCGGAAGGAGCCGTCATGGAACGTCACCCTGACTTGGAGGAGCGATCCGTCAAGGGTGTCGTCGAGCTCGACGGCGGCGACCGGCTGGTCGGCTACGCCGCGAAGTTCGGCACCCGCTCACAGGACCTCGGCGGGTTCGTCGAGACGATCGCCCCGGGCGCCTTCTCGAAGGCGATCGGTGACGGCCAGGACGTGGTCGCCTACTGGAACCACAACCGCGACGCCATCCTGGGCCGCGTGTCGGCGGGGACGGTGCGGCTCTCCCAGGACGACGTCGGCCTGCGCTACGAGGTCGACCTGCCGGACACGACGGCGGGCCGTGACGTGGCCGTGTCCGTCGCCCGAGGCGACATCCGCCATTCGTCGTTTGCGTTCCGGGCGATCGACGACGAGTGGGACACCCTCGACGACGGCACGCCGCTACGCACCCTGCACGCCGTGCAGCTGTACGACGTGAGCCCCGTCTCCGAACCCGCCTACCTCGACACGACCGCCGCCCTCCGCAGCCTGGAGCAGCAGCGGCCCGCATCCGATCCCGAGCCCGAGGCGCAGCCTGCCAGCACGCCCCGCCAGCTCGACCACCTGCGCTTGGCCCTCGCGGCGAAGCGCCTCCCGGCGGCAGCCAGCCAGCACCGCCACACCCATCAGACCTGACCAGAAAGGGGTAGCCACCATGAGTGACTATCTGGACCGGCTCAACGCCGGCCGTCTCCGGGCGTGGAACGAGGCCAAGGAGCTGCTCGACCGCGCCAGCGCCGAGGACCGCGACCTCACCGTCGACGAGCGGACCAAGTGGGACCGCATCAACGCCGACATCGACGAGCGTGACAGCATCATCAGCCGCGCCCTCGAGCTGGAGCAGCGCGAGCGTGAGGCCGACGTGGCCCGCGCCGCCTACGAGCAGATCGTCCGGCCGCCCGTCGACGCCACCGTGGCGTCCCGCACGGCAGACGACGACCTGCGGTCGTTCCTGCGGGGCGACGGCCGACGGGCGCTCGACGTCGACCTGACCGCCGTCGCCGCCGAGAAGCGGGCCATCCGCGCCGGCGCCGACAGCAAGGAGCTCCGTGACCTGACGTACTACACGGCCGGGTCGGGCGCCAACCTGCTGCCCACCAGCTTCTCCCGGCAGCTCTACGACTACCTCGAGGTCTACTCGGGGGTCCGCCGGCTGAACGTGACGATCCTGACCACGTCGACCGGTGAGGCGTTGCAGCTGCCGACGGTCACGTCGCACGGCACCGCCGCCGCCGTCGGCATGGGCACGGCGATCGCCGAGGCCGACGCCGCGTTCGGGCAGATCACCCTCAACTCGTACAAGTACGGCCAGATGGTGCAGGCGCCGCGGGAGCTCATCGAGGACAGCGGCGTCGATCTGGAGGGCTTCCTGGCGACGGACCTGGCTCGGGCGATCGCCCGTGTGACGGACACGGCCTACGTGTTGGGTGCCGGGACGAACGCTCCGAACGGCTTGGACCACGCCGGCTTCGGTACCGCCGCGACCGGCGGCACCGGTGTGGTCGGCGCGCCCACCTACGCCAACTTGGTCACGACCGCCTACGGCGTCAACGAGGAGTACCGGCTGGACGGCGCCTACTGGCTGGCTCGCGACGCCACGTTCGGTGTCGTGCGTGCGCTGACGGACACGACGAACCGGCCGATCTGGGAGCCGAGCTCGCAGGTCGGCCAGCCGGACCGGCTGCTTGGCTACCCGGTGGTGTCCGACCCGAACGTGCCGGCCGCCGCGACGAACGCGCACAGCATCTATTTTGGCAATTTCCGTGGGTTTGTGATTCGCGATGTCGGCAGCGTCCGCCTCGAGTCGTCGGACGATTTTGCCTTCAGTTCGGATC